TGATGCAGGTGCTCAAGAAGTGACCATCATAGACAACCCCTGGCTGACTCCGATCAGCCCCAACATCCCACAAGACGACATATACGAGGAAGAGGACGATGAGTGAAACCTGTTGCCAAATCCGCGGTACCTGCCGCTATTGCTCTTTTGCGACAAGCGACAGCTCTGTGGCCGAAGCGCGAGAAAGCATCCGATGGACTCCTGCCGTCCCGAGCTCACATAGCTCAGAGTCCTAACTCAGACCACAACACCGGCTTTGCCGTAGATCTAACCCACGATCCAATCAAGGGTCCAGACTGCGCTAAGATATTCAAAAAATTACAGAAGGATAAGCGAGTCAAGTATCTTATCTTCCGAGGGATGATCTGGTCTCCGGAGAGAGGATCTCGTGCTTATACCGGTAGCAATCCGCATATGAAACATCTTCACGTATCCATCAAAGATGGTCACGGTAAGGATACTTCTGACTGGTTTCCTTGGGTCGGTCAGAACAAGCGATGGCTTCACGTCAAGTCGAAGTTCAAGCGAGTGAAGGTAATCAAGGATAACCCATCTAGTCCAAAGGAGGACTAATGAAAGAACAACTCAAGCAAATCTCCCTGACCTGGTTCCGTGCTGCAGCTGCTGCTGCCATCGCACTCTACCTCGCAGGTGAGACTGACCTCAAAGTTTTGGGTACTGCTGCCCTGGCTGGGTTCCTCGGACCTGTCCTGAAGTGGCTCGACCCATCGGCTCCTGAGTTCGGGCGCAAGAAGTAAGGCTCTAAACACCCCCTTAGAAGCCCTAGAAGGCCCCTAGGAGACACGAAACCCCCCAACCTGGTGTGATTACATCAGGAAGGGGGGTCTTTTGTCGTTTCTAGAGGTTAGTCGGTAACCCCCGGCAGATACTTTCGGGAGTAGTAGATACTCCATAGGTGGTTATAGACTTCCCTCAGGAAGTCAGCAGCAATCAGGGCTAGCAGTACCGGCAGAAAGATATCCATATCTGTATACTCCTATAATATATTATATATAATATATAGGGGCGAAGCCCCTTATATATATTCTGTATATATATTATAAATATATAAATATATATACCGCAGGTACTGACTTACCTGCGAGTTGATTACACCTGTGTGATACTTCGGGTATGGCTATTGAACTGCAAGGATACAGGTTACCTGAGCATATTTCGTACTCAGCTCTGACCACATACATTGACTGCGGATATATGTACTACCTCGGTCGACTACTCGAGATGCCCGAGCAACCATCCGTATGGTCTTTCGGTGGCTCCGCATTCCACGAAGCAACGGAGGAGTACGACCGTGCCAACTCCTGATCAACTTCTGATTGAAGCAACCAAACTCTTCAACAAGAGTTGGGCTGAACTTACCGAAGGTGCTGACCTGTCGCAGGCTCGAGTCGGTGGTCGTGCCACCAAGGCGAATCCCAACAAGGAAGACGTTGACTTCTGGGTACGCACCGGACCTGAATGGGTCAAGGGCTACATCGAGTGGCGACAAAACAATCCCGGCTGGAAGATTTGGAATACCCCTGAGGGTGCTCCTGCTATCGAGTTGGGTCTTGTTCCTGAGTTTGCTGGCGTGCCAGTCAAGATGGTACTTGACCGGGTGTTCGAAGTGAATGGGGAGTTGGTCGTGGTTGACCTCAAGACTTCACAGAACACACCGTCCAGTTCCCTGCAACTAGGATTCTACCGGGCAGGGTTGAAGAAGGTGCTTGGCGTTGATGTCAAGTGGGGCGCATACTGGATGGCACGTCAGTCGGGAACTACACCGTTGATCGACCTATCAATCTACACCGAAGAGATGATAGACTACCTCGTGGCTGGCTTTGACAAGGCACGCAGGTCTGAGATTTTTCTACCTAATCTAAACAACTGCAATAGATGTGGGCTGACAGAGTTCTGCCAGTTCACGACGAAAGGAAAGCAATGACAAACAACGACGACTGGAAAGTACAAGTCTCGTACAAGACACCGACTGGCGATATGATCAATGTTCGTGCCAACACGGTGGACGAGATGAGCATCCTGCTTGAAGGTGTTGGCGACTACGCCACCCAGATTGCATCGACTGCGAAGTTGGTAGGTGTAGCGTATACCGCGATCCCTTTATCGACGCCAACTACCACTACAAACACAACGCCACCGCCCTTATCGCCTCCGACCCCGGCAGTGGAAGCTTCAAGTACAGCAGCGCCTACGTGCAAGCACGGCGCCCGTATCCACAGGTCAGGCATAAGTAAGAAGACCGGACAACCTTACGCGTTCTGGGCTTGCCCAACACCGCAAGGCACACCCGATCAATGTAAGCCAGCCAACTAAGGAGATTCAATGCGAACACTTGTCCGCTCAGTCGGGCGTGCAAGTATAGGTGGGGAGCCTCTTCCGTCCTGCTTCAAGGCTTTCGAATCGAATAAGATTATCCTTAGACGATCCGAGGTCTCGATGTTCGCTGCTGCGCCTGGGGTAGGTAAGTCTACCCTGGCGCTAGCCTTAGCACTCAAGATGAAAGTTCCCACGCTATACATTAGCGCAGATACAAACGCACACACAATGGCTATGCGCCTTGCTTCGATGATATCGGGTAAGTCGCAAGGTGATGTCGAGCAGATGCTCGCCCACGATGTAGGTTGGACGAAGGCAACACTTGCCAGGTCAAGTCACATCGTCTGGTCATTCGAGTCAGCACCAAGCCTGCAAGATATTGATGAGGAAGTCCAAGCCTTCGAGGAACTATGGGGATGCCCACCAGTTCTGATTGTTGTCGATAACCTGATGGATGTTGCCACCGATGGTGGCGAAGAGTTCGCTTCGATGCGTGCCATTATGAAGGAGTTGAAGTACCTTGCTCGTGCTACGAATGCTGCAGTTCTTGTTCTACATCACACTAGTGAAGCTGTTCCTGGCACGCCCTGTCAACCGCGTAGTGCCATACAAGGTAAGGTTGCTCAGTTGCCTGCACTTATATGCACATTGGGTGTTGTTGGAACGAGTATGGGAGTTGCACCGGTCAAGAATCGCTATGGTCGAGCCGATGCTGGCGGAACACTAATGACTTGGATAGCATTCAACCCTGAGTATATGTTCGTAGAGGATATCCCGGAGAACGTATGACACACCCAGAATTTGATACAGAGGGAAAATCTGGTATAGATATCTTTCCTATGGAAAGGTTCGAAAGATTCATCCGTGAACAGATAGCCAACGATTTAGAAAGACAGGCTACGTACGCAATGATAAGTAACGAATACAACTTCAATGATACTGCTGTTCGTGCCAAGACTTATCATCACGCTGCTAAAATTGTCAGACAGGAAATCTAATGAGCTCAGCAAACAAGCGCAAGGGTGCCAAGTTCGAGACCGATGTCTTGAAGTGGCTACGTGAGAACGAGCTAATGGCAGAGCGCTTGTCTAAGGCAGGGGCTAAGGATGAGGGCGATGTCGTTGTCATCACTAACCTCTCGCCGTACATATTGGAACTCAAGAACCGACAGAAACTAGATCTCCCTGCGTTCTGGGAAGAGGCGCAAGTGGAGGCAGTAAACTATGCGAAGGCTAGGGGTATTGGGGAAGTACCTCCAGCCTTCGTAATAGTCAAGCGTCGTGGACTAGGGGTTGGGAAGTCGTGGGTTATACAGGATTTGGAACAATGGGCAAAAGGAATTTAGACAATGACCTACCGAATATCGGAGACGTGCTCACATACTACGGAGCAAACATTCGACGCACTTACGGGCAGACAAACCTCAAGTGTCCATTCCACTCAGACACTCATCAAAGTGGAACTGCCAACCTTGACACCAACGTCTTTATCTGCTTTGCCTGCGGAGTTCAGGGAAACAGTTTACAGATTATTGCAGGACAAGAAGGGATAGATATACGTGAAGCAAAAAGGTTTGCAGAAGGAATTACTGGGACAAGCAGCGAAAGCATACAATCAAAACATTTATCAGGCAGAAGACTACCTCAGAAGCAGAGGTATAACAATGGAAGTAGCACGGCTGGCGCGATTAGGCGTAGTCGTGGAGCCTGAGGTTGGTCACGAGATATACCAAGGAAGGTTGAGTATCCCTTATGTTACTAAGTCTGGCGTTGTTGATCTGCGCTTTCGCAGTCTCAATCCTGCTGTTGAGCCGAAATATATGGGACTCACGGGTGCTGATACTAGGATGTACAACGTCCTTGACATTGAGCGTGCTGGCGATTACATCGGCATTTGCGAAGGTGAGCTTGACACTCTTACTCTTAGCGCCTGTGTGGGCATTCCTTGTGTCGGTGTTCCTGGTGCGAATAGTTGGAAGAAACATTATAGTCGGCTTCTTGCTGACTTTGAGAGAGTCTATGTCTTCGCAGACGGAGACCAACCAGGCAAAGAGTTCGCCACGTCGCTCTCGAGGGAGCTCCCAGTCACAATCGTAAACTTCCCAGATGGGGAAGATGTCAACTCCTACTACATCAAGTATGGGGCAGACTCTATTAGAGAGAAGGCAGGACTCAAATGATGGTCAAGAAGTATAGGAAAGACCTGCCACCTTGCCC